AATCTAAATGAGATTTTTTATGAGCCAGTATTTAGAAGTGATGATATTATGCGTAACTATAGAGTTATTCCTAATGTTAAACACAAAATGAATGTGTTTACTTCTGCTGCTCTAACAAAAATCGTAGCAAAATATGATGGTTGTTCATCAACAAGTGGGTCAACTCAATTTGATATTGATGAGAAAACTATAACAGCAGGTAGAATGAGAGTTGCTCTTGAGCAATGTCAAAAAGAGTTCTTTGGAACTTACATTGAAGAAATGTACAGAAATGGTGTAGATGTAATGAATGTAGAAGGTACTCAATTAGCAGATGCAATTGTAGATCGTGCTGTAAAAGGTATCGCTCAAGATGTAGTAAGATTAGCATGGGGTGATGATACAGCTTCTGGTGTTGCAGGTTATGGTAATATGGATGGTTGGATGAAGTTAATGGGTGCAGGTTCTGCTCCAAGATTTACAGTAAATGCAACAACTGACAATGAGCCAACAAGTGCTGAAGTAATAGAAGCATTAAGAAAACTTTTTGATGAAGCACCTGCAGCATTACAACAAATTGCAGCAGCAGATAAAAGATTCTATGTAACACCTCTAGTTTATAACAAGTATCTACAAAACTTAGAAGGTACTTCTGCAGACTTAGCAATTACAAATACTCAAGATGGTTATCAAGTAGTTAAGTTTAGAGGTATTGAGATTATTCCTATGTATGAGTGGGATACAATCTTAGCTGATACAGACCCAACACTTTTTGCTAATACAGCAGGGGGTGTAACTACTAACTATACTCAAGGTATCTGTTATACAGCAACAGACAATTTAATTATTGGTTCTGATGTTACAGATCCTGAAGGTTCATTTAAAGTATTCTATGATGATTTAGAAGAAAAAATGTTCTTTAGAGGTTACTTCAAGTTAGGAGTACAGTATTTATATGATTCACTATATAAGTGGGCTATATTTATATAAACTAAATAATAACAGAGGGGGTGTTAAATCCCCCTCTTATTTAATAATCAATAAAAAAACAATAATATGGCAATAGATACAGGTTTAGCAATACATTGTGCAGATTTACAATCTACTGGTGGGATTACTCAAATATGCTTGAGAAGTTTTGCTGCAGGAGATGCTGCTACAATTGATGCAACTGCTGATACACATGGTTATTCTAGTATAGTAGATTCTGGTGGTTCTACAGCAACTTGGCATGTTTTCGAGTTTAAAAATGAAACTCCAACTTTAAATATAACTGCAACAAAAGAAAATGGTTCTACTGCTTTCGAATGTGCGTTATCTTTTATGTTACCAAGAATGAACGATCCTAAGTTTCATGAATTACAAAAGATGCTTAATGAGTGTATGATGGCAATTGTGACTGACACAAATGGTACAAATTTTGTTGTAGGTTTAAGTGAAAGATTTAGAAACGAAGATGTTTTAGTTAGAAATCAAACTTACTTAAATCTTGCAGGTATGGAAGGTACTACTGGTGCAGCGTATAGTGATGAGAATATGATAACTATTAATTTAGTAGCAAGACAATTTGAATTACCAAGATTATATTCTGGTACTTTAACTGTTGATACATCAAATTTAACAGCGACTACTAATTAATATAAAAATTAAGATATAATAATAGGTTGAACTTTGTTCGTAAAAGTATTAACCTTATCCTATTAATATCTTTTTTTTTAAAATGTGTGATTGTAACAATAATATATTAAATTCACAACATTTAAAAATATATACAATTATGGCAAAATATAAAGCAGTATTATCATCTGGAGTTTCTTATAAAGGTGATTATAAAATAAAATGGTCAACAGCAAGTCAAGAAGAATTAGCTTATGCTTATGAAGATTTAGGTATGACTAATTTAGTAGAAAAAATATCAACTACAACTAAAAAAGATGAGCCAAAGAAAAAAAGCAGTAAAAAGTCAAGTAAAAACAAATCAAAAGACTAATACTTTTGAGTTTGGTGTTTTTAACTTAGCTATACCAGAACATATTGAAGAACCTTTAGACTTATCGAGAGTAAGAACTAAGTTTATACCTTTTGGTACAAATAACTTATTTCCTCAATATTTAGCTGAATTAAAAAGAAAATCTTCTACTCACAGAAGTGTTTTAGCACAAAAAGCTGTATTCACAAGTGGTGCTAAATTTGTTACAAACAACGAAGAAATAAAAGATTACATTAAAGATGTAAATGCAGATGGTGAAACTCTAAGAGATGTATTTAAAAAATTAGCAGATGATTATTACACTTTTGGTAATGCTTATGTAGAAGGTGTGTTGTATGATGGTGGTTTAAATTTATATCATTTAGATGCAACTACTGTTAGAATGTCTAAGAATAAAAAAGAAGTGTATGTACATCCTGATTGGGCAAAGTACAACACAATGAAAGACAAACTATCTATCATACCTTTATACCCAAGTGTTAGGGGTAATAGATTTGTTCTACAATTTAAAGATTATGAACCAACCTTTACTTTTTATGGTTTACCAGATTACATAGCTGCACTTGAGCATGTAGCAGTAGATTATGAGATAGGTAAATGGAATCACACTAAATTTAAAAATGGTTTTCAACCATCAGCAATAGTTGAGATTAGTGGTGACATGGGAGAAAAAGAAGCAAAGCAGTTAGTAAAAGAAGCACAAAGAAAATTTGTTGGAGATGGTAACAATGGTAAAATTATGTTTATTGTAAAAAATGGTGATACTTCTCCTGCTAACGTAAATATTATTAAGGATGACCAAGAGGGTAGTTGGTTAGACTTACAACGTATTACAGATCAAAATATTGTGACAGCACATAGATGGCAACCATCTTTGAGTGGTTTAGTATCTAGTGGTAAAATGAATAATACAGGTAGTGAAATAAGAATAGCTTATGATTTAGCAATGACTACTGTAATTAAAGATACATCAGATTTACTGTTAAATGGTATAAGAAAATTGTTATTTAAAGAACTAGGTTATTTACCAGAAGATTTGGTAATACAGTACGAGCCACCTATTAGTTTTGCTACACAAATTGATCCTGCAAAAGTATTGACTATAAATGAGCAAAGAAGAATGTTAGATGAAGATTTACCTATGCTAGAAGAAGGTAATATGTTTTTAACTGATAGAGAGCAAATTATAGTAACAAGAGATGATGATGATGACAGTCCAGATGAGGATGAGAGTTTACAGGTAACAGAAATTGAAACTAATAACGAATAATATATATGGCAAACGTAAATCAATATTCTACTTTAGTAACTTCA